TTGGCATAGATTTAGATGATTCAATTGATGATTTAGATGAAGTTCAAATAAATGCATGGGTATGTGGAGATAATTTATTAAGGGCTGTTATCAATCCTTTTACTCCATATAGAATACCATACAATGCATTCCCATATGAAAGAAATCCATATAACTTTTTTGGGATAGGGGTAGCTGAGAACATGGATGATTCTCAACAGATTATGAATGGTCATGCAAGAATGGCTATTGATAATTTAGCTTTAGCAGGTTCACTTGTTTTTGATGTAGATGAATCAGCTTTAGTAGGTGGACAGTCGATGGAAGTATATCCGGGTAAAGTGTTTAGAAGACAAGCAGGAATGCCCGGACAATCTATATATGGATTAAAGTTTCCAAATACTGCTCCAGAAAACATGATGATGTTTGACAAGTTTAGACAACTTGCAGATGAACAAACAGGCATACCTAGTTACTCACATGGTCAAACTGGAGTACAAAGTATGACTAGAACTGCATCTGGTATGTCTATGTTGTTAGGTGCATCAAGTTTAAATATTAAGACTGTAATAAAAAACCTAGATGACTTTTTACTAAAGCCTTTAGGAGAATCGTACTTTCAATGGAACATGCAGTTTTTTGAAGGTGGTCTTGATATTGAAGGTGATTTAGAAGTTAGAGCTACAGGAACTAATAGTTTGATGCAAAAAGAAGTTAGGTCACAAAGATTGACTATGTTCTTACAAACTGCACAAAGTCCTGCTATAGCTCCATTTGTAAAGATTTCTAAACTTGTAAGTGAACTTGCCTATAGCTTAGATTTAGACCCCGATGAAATATTAAATGACCCGGAAGAAGCAGCTATTATGGCTCAAATAATAGGAATGCAAAATGCTAACCAAACAACAGGCGAAGAAGCTAACCCCAATAGTCCACAATCCGCAGGTATGGGAGGCCCTCAAGGAGCACCTCAATCACCTCAAGACCTTGGACCAACAGGCACTGGTGGTGGCAACATCGGAACAGGAGATGTTCCGGTTGCAGGGGAAACTACGTTCTCTGGTACACCTAGAGCAACTGGAGGAGCAGGTGAAGGAAGCCCTGAATAGGAGAGAAGATTAATGGCAGATAAAAAAGAACAATTTCCAGATTTAACAGGTGATGGTAAAGTAACTAGAGCAGATATTTTAAAAGGCAGAGGAGTCTTTCAAGATGGCGGTGATGCTCAAAAACAAATGGAGATGATGCTCGGAGGAGTTGAAAAGGTTGAAGAACCTATGGTTCCTGACGAACAAATGGAAGAAAATTATGTAGACTTTGTTATACAAGAAACATTGTCTAATCAAGATAGAAATTATTTAATAGATGCTCTCGAAAAAGATGATAGACTAAGTGAAATCTTTGATGAAGTTATAGAGAGTGCAACAGAATTTACTGGTTCTGGAACTGTTGAAGGTCCCGGAACTGGTAGGTCCGATTCGATACCGGCAAGGTTATCGGATGGTGAGTTTGTCTTTACTGCAAAAGCAACAAAGCAGCTAGGCTCGGATAACTTAATGTCCTTGATGAAAAATGCTGAAAGAGAAGCTGATGAAGAAAGACAACAAGCTCAAGATGGTGGGCTAATGGAAGAAGAGGAAACTGTTACAATGCCTGTTGAAAGACAGCCAGTGCAACAGGATATTAGAGTTCAAAAAGAAACTGTTGGAGCTCAAGCAGCAATGCAAGAGCAATCTGACTTAGTTGATGATGAGCTTAAAAAATCTATGCTTTCTACTAGACCATACGTAAGGAGCTAACAACCGATAAAGCTACCCTAGGCATAGGCACTTTATCATGATAATAACCGAAAGGCTACCTTTACAAGACAAGCCCTGCAAGTGCACACGCAGCTACCTTGTTAAACGAAGCCCTGAGTAGGAGAAAGAAAATGGCTCAACAAGAAGTCGTACAAGAGGAAGAAGTTCAAGCTAATCCTTATAATCAAAAAAAAGCTTGGCACAAAGGAGAAGATAAACCTTTTGTTTCATCAGAAAGTTTATTCTTTGATAACACTAATACCGAACCTAGTGTAGAAGTAGAAAGTGTTGAAGAAGAAATAGAAGAGGTTCAAAGTGAGGATAAACCTTATAAAAGACCAAACTATAAAAAACGATATGATGATTTAAAAAAACATTATGATGCTAAGTTAAATGAATTTAGACTTAGAGAACAAGAGTTACTAGACGAAGCTACTAAAAATAGAACTGAGTATAGAGCTCCAAAAACTGAGGATGAATTAGAAGCATTTAAAAAAGAGTATCCTGATGTGTATGAAGTCGTAGAGACTGTTGCTCATTTACAAAGTGAATCTAAGGCAAAAGTTTTAGAAGAACGCTTGACTAAACTTCAAGAAAGAGAGCAAGATTTAATACGAAAAGATGCAGAAAAAAGGTTAGTTGAAAAACATCCTGATTTTGAAGATATCAGAAATAGTGATGAGTTTCATGGGTGGGCAACACAGCAACCAAAGTCTATCCAAGATTGGGTATACAGTAATAGCGATGATGCAGACCTAGCTTCTAGGGCCCTTGATTTGTTTAAAAGAGATATTGGCATGGATACTTCTGAAGTACCTGAGTCAGTTTCAAAACCGACACAATCTGCTGCTGATATGGTTTCTACAAAAACAACTAGTGTAGAACCTAAACAGGAAAAGATTTGGTCAGAAAGGGAGATTGCTGCTCTTAGCATGGACGAGTTTGATAGGTATGAAACCGAAATAAGCAATGCTATGCAAGAGGGTAGAATCGTAAAATAAACTAATACTTAAAGGAGTAATATCATGGCTCAATTTTTTGAACCGAGCACGGATACCGATGCTAACTTTGCGAACTCCGTAAGTGGACAGACTAATAGTTTCTTTTTACCTTCGGTTTACTCTAAAAAGGTTTTAAACTTTTTTAGAAAAGCCTCGGTAGTTGAAGCAATTACGAACACCGATTATGCCGGTGAGATTTCCGCTTTCGGAGACTCAGTAAAGATTATTAAAGAGCCAGTTATTTCTGTATCAGCGTATACAAGAAATACTGACACAACTGAAACTAGACTGACTGACCAAGAGCTTAACTTGGTAGTTGACCAAGCAAATGCTTTCAAATTCATCGTAGATGATATTGAAACTAATATGTCTCATGTCAACTTTAAAGAGGTCGCTACTTCATCTGCTGCATATTCATTAAAAGATGCGTATGACTCAGGTGTAATAGCTGAGATGTTCTCAGGAGTTTCTTCATCAAGCCCTGACCATATAATAGGTTCTGACAGTTCTACTGCTGATTCAAGCATGACTCACGCAACTAACTCTGTTGACCTACTTGGTTCTGATGGAACTGGTGTAGATGCTTTAGACCTAATGGCTAGAATGGCTAGATTACTAGATGACCAAAATATACCTGAAGAAGGTAGATGGTTTGTAGCACCTCCTTCGTTCTACGAAGAGTTGTCACAATCTGGTTCTAAACTTCTATCTGTTGACTTTAACGCAGGTCAAGGTTCAATCAGAAATGGTTTAGTCTCAACTGGAAAACTACGTGGGTTCGATATGTACAAATCTAATAACATTGCTGCTACAAGTAATGCTACTGGTAAAGTACTTGCAGGACACATGAGTTCTACAGCTACTGCACAAACTATTCTTTCAACTGAAGTGTTGAGAGACCCAACATCGTTTGGTGACATAGTTCGTGGATTACATGTTTACGGTGCTAATGTTCTTCGTCCAGAAGCATTAGTATCTGCATTCTATGTAGTTGACTAATAATAAAATCGGAGGGGTCTTCGGACCTCTCCACCTTTAAGGAGAATAATTATGCCAATGGGTAAAGGAACATACGGGTCACAAATGGGCAGACCTAAAAAGAAAAAAAGAATGCCTAAAATGGGTGGAATGATGGTACATGGCGACAAAAAGAGAATGAAAAAAGGAACTGGTGGTCGTATGATGTATGCAGATGGCGGTATGCCTAAATTAAAGCCTAATTAATCATGGGTAAAGGTGTAAAACATTATAAAAGAGATGGCACTGAATATAAAGGCAATATGCATAAAATGCCTAATGGTCAGTTACACTCTGGTAAAACTCATGGTAAAACAAGTGTCAGGCTTTTTCATTTTAATGAATTAAGTGCGACAGCAAAGAAAAAAGCTAAAGGCAAAAAAACTAACAGGAAAAAATAATGGCAACAACATTCCTTACACTAACAAATGATGTTCTTAGAGAACTAAATGAAATTGAACTAACAGCTTCAACTTTTGCTAGTGCAACAGGAATACAAAACTTTGTTAAAAATTCTATTAATAAATCTATTAATGATATTGCTAATGAAGAACCTCAATTACCATTTTTTTCTGTAGCTCCAAGTGGGGAAACAGACCCTTTTTACGGAAATGTAACTGTAGCAACAACTGCCGGCACTAGATGGTATTTATTAAAATCAGATAGTACTAGTATTACTACAGACTTTGCATCTATTGATTGGGATGACTTTTACATTACAACAATAAATGTAAGTGGAGAGTCTGCTCCCTTTGTTTCAAAAGGATTAGAGTATTTAACATTAGAAGACTGGACAAGTTATTTAAGAGATGCCGAAAATGCAGATGATTCAGATTCACAAAGCTATGGAGAACCTCAATATGTTATCCGTAGTCCGGACCACAGAAAATTTGGATTAAGTCCAATACCCGACAAGGTTTACAATGTTCATTTTTATGCATTTAATTCACCAACTCCATTATCAGCATTTAGTGATGAAATAGTATTTCCAGACCAATATGGTAATGTTATAACTGCAAGAGCTAGATATTATGTATGGCAATTTAAAGAAAGCCCACAACAAGCAGCTTTTGCATTAGATGATTATAAAAAAGGATTAAAGCACATGAAATCTAATTTAATTAATCCATCACCAACTTACATTACAGACGATAGGAGATATTTTTAAAGATGGCAACATCACAGCCATATACAGTAGCATGTAATGGAGGTTTAGTCAAGTCTGCTAACTCAATAGACTTATTACGAACTCCGGGTGTTGCAAGAGAGCTTAGAAACTTTGAAGTTTCGACAGAAGGTGGATATCGAAGAATTAATGGTTTTGCAAAGTATGGTGGCGAAAGTGCTGCAAAACCTACAGGAGGCTCAACAAATATTCTTGGAGTAATTCCATATGCAGATGGAGTTATTGCATGTGCAGGCACAGGAATATTTTTTAGTCAAGATGGCACAAGTTGGCTAAATGTTAGTAGAAGCTCAGTTGCAAGTAGTGGAGATAATCATACAGCTTTTACAGGACGTAGTACACTAACTAGAACTTCACAAGGTCAAATTAGTTTTGCTTTATTTGAAGGTGCTACTTTTGATTATGGTTTATTAGTTATAGCTGATGGGGCTAATAAACCTTATTTTTTTCGAATGGAGGGAACAGGGGCCTTAACAAGTAGAACTTTTTTTAGTGATGAAATTACAGTTACAGGTACAAAGCATGTAAAGCATGTTACTATACATGATAAACATTTAATAGCTGCAGGAGTTGAGGATAATTTAAATACTATCTTTTTTAGCAGTACTTTAGACCCGACAAGTTTTACTGCAAGTGGCTCTGGCAGTATTGTTTTAGAAGACCAAATTGTAGGAATTAAAAGTTTCCGTGATGAGTTATTTATATTTTGTGAAAACTCAATATTTAAATTACAAAATATAAATAATTCTAGCACAATACGAATTGTACCTGTTGCTAAAAATGTAGGATGTTTAAGTGGATTTAGTATTCAAGAGATTGGTGGTGATTTAATATTTTTAGCTCCAGATGGATTTAGAACAGTTGCCGGTACAGCAAGAATTGGCGATGTTGAGTTAGGAACTATTAGTAAAGAAATACAACCTTTAGTAACAGACTTGACAGAAAGCATAAATAGCTTTATAATAAGTAGTGTTGTATTAAGAGAAAAATCACAATATAGATTATTTTATACTGATACAACAAAAACTACAGGCGAACAAAGAGGAATTATAGGAACACTTAGACCAGATGGATTTCAATGGTCAGAAACAAGAGGAATAGAAGTAACTGAAATAGGTTCAGGTTTTAATCAAAATGGTATAGAAGAATACTATCACGGAGCTACTAATGGTCATGTATATGTTCATGATTCTGGAAATAATTTTGATGGCTCTAATATTTTAGCAAGATATGCAACACCAGACTATGACTATGGTGATTTAGGTACACTTAAAACTTTACATTACTTAAAAGTATCTGCAAGTGCAGAAGGTATTGTAGAACCAGATATTCAAGTCAGATTTGATTTTGGAAGTACAGATATACCTCAACCTCCGGGATTATTTGATTTAGGAGTAATTAATCCTCCTGCATTATTTGGAGAAGCTTTATTTAATACAAATATATTTGGTGGAGCAGAAAATCCTTTAACAAGAATAGCACTACAAGGTAGTGGTCATAGTAATAGTTTTACAGTAATTAGTGATGATACAAAAGCTCCATATACCATCAATGGGCTTTATATAAATTATGTACCTTCAGGTAGGAGATAAATAAATGGCACAAACTTATACAAGACAAAGCACTTTTGCAGATGGCGATACTATAACTGCTGCATTATTTAACAATGAATATAATCAGTTAGTTAATGCTTTTGCATATAGTTCTAGTAGTGCAAGCTCAACAGGACACAGACACGATGGTACTGCAGGCCAAGGTGGAAATATATTTAAGATTGGAGATTTAGATTTTTTAAATAAAATAGAAGTAGATGGAACTAATAATCGTTTAGGATTTTATGTAGAAGTTTCATCATCTGCAGTAGAACAAATAAGAATACAAGATGGAGCTATTGTTCCTGTTACAGACAACGATATAGATTTAGGAACAAGC